GGATGATGGAGTCCTCTTCCATCTCGCCGCTCCACATCTGGTGGATGACAAACTTGCTGGCGCTGACCGAGACGCGATTGCTGCCCGTCTTGACCGTCGCGTAATTGCTGGCGTTGTTCGCCACGGACTCGCCCACGAACAACATCTCGGGGATGTCTACTTCCACCGGCAGGTATGCGGTGGGCGCGGTCATCTCGAACGTGTCGAGGAGGCCGAAGATGCGCGAGTCAGGCCGCGCGGCCTCCCAGAGATCACCCACGTACTGCGCGCCGACGAGCTGCTGGCCGTAGCCGGACTCGGCGGTGTCCATGGCGCGCTGGGCATCGGCGCGGGCCTGCCGGTAGCGCGCGTTTTCGTTGGGCAGCCGGGGAAACAGGTTGTCGATGGCCTGTTGGTCGATCTTCCGCACTTCCTCCTGCGGCACGTAGAACGCCTCAGAGACATCCTTGAAGGCGCGCTCAAGCTCGTCCGAGGGGCCGGCGTAGAAGCCGTCGTCGATCTTCTTTTGCCCCTTCAGGCTCACCTGCATGTCGTACAGCCACTCGATATCAGCGGTCGTGAGACCGTGGCGGCTGAACTTGCTGCCAACCAGCTTCGGTTCAGCCTGGCCAAACCGCATCTTGCGGACAAACTCGCTGTCCTCAGGCAATGCGGCAAGCAGGTCCGCGAACTGGGTCCGCAGCGCCGCGACCTGGGCCTCGCTGAACGCGGGCGCATCGGCCGCCGGTTTCAGCTGTTCAACCGCCAGCGATGCGGCGCGCTGCGCCAAATCCTGCATGATCTGTTCGTTGGTTCGTGTGTCGCTCATCAGTTACCCCGCGAGTCGCCGGAGGAACTCGGTCTCCGGCTCGGCTTTCGGCTCGGCTTTCGGCATAAATCGGCTGAGGAACGCGCGCTCGGCGTCATCCTCAGTGTCCTCCTGATCCTTCACGGCTCGCTCCTTGATGCCCTGCGCCAGACCGATGATCTGGTCCAGGTCGCCCAGGTTGCGCGCCGACAACACCGCGCCCTTGCGAGCGCCGTCTGGCTCCCAACCCAGTAATTCCGCCTCCCCGGCTCCGAACAACCCGTGAATCTGCTGCTCATCCAGCAGCGAAAGCTGGCTGCGCTGCATCCACTCGGGCGGCTCCTTGCCGAGGCTGCGGTACTGGGCCACGAGACGGCGGTACTCCGCCTCACGGGCCGTGTCGTCATCACCGGTGTCGAGGAACAGGCGCGCCATTGAGAGCGCGGTCCCTCGCCAAACCAGTTCAGACAGGTCCGTGTTGGGCTGCGGCGTCGTTTCACCCGCCAGGCGGGTCAGGAGTTCCGTGAGGTCGTGCGTGAGGGCACGCTGCTGGCGTTCGGCCAGGGCCTTGGGGTCGGCAGGGACCGGGACACCGGAGAGCTCCAGGAGCTCTTGCTTGACCGATCGGCGATTTTCTTCGTCGAATTCGATGATGTTGAATCCGACGCTGACCGCGCTCAGATACCCGTTTTTGTATTTGCGATAGATCGAGGCGGCGAACTCGTCGTCCAGATCGAACGTCACCAGCGCCTTCAGCGCCTTCGCTTCCTTGTCGATCTTGGCGTCGACCTTGCCGATCGGTGGATGGGTGCCCCAGTAATCGTGCGCCCACAGCATCACCGGGTTGCGCCGAAAGTTGGTCAACTCCCAGCCGTCGTGCGCGACCGAAAAGCCATCGCGCGCCACGTCCTCGGTTGACGCCGTGAACATGATCGGACCATCGCCCTCAGCATCGTCTGTCGCGTCCCGGTATGCGCGGATGAACCGTTCCATGCCTGCCCCAAAACAAAAAGAGCGCTGCCCGGACGACGTGCGTCCGAAACAGCGCTCCATTCAGCGCAATCAGTTGTTGGCTGTCAGTTTATCACACGGGTTTCAGTCGGCTTCGGCCCTGGCTTGTTCCACCAATCCAGATGTGCCTGCAACTCGGCGAGCACGTGTTTTCGGTCGTCAATGCGCCGGGGCAACCGCTCAATTTCTTCTTCACATTCAGCAAGCTGATTTTGCACCGCTTCGATGCGCGCCCTGAGTTGATGCGGTCCAATCTCGCTCATGATTCCCCACCCAACGGCTTCAGCACCGCCAACGTGGTGCAGCGGCAGTTGATCGACTCACTCGCCTTGCGGATCAGCCCCGGCCCCGGCCCCGTGGCTCCGCCGACCGTGAAGTCCTGACCCAACGCCACCACCTGGCCGTGCGCTGCTACATGGGTTTCCCGCGTGCGTTCGTCACCCAACGCCGCGAGCCATTCCACGGCCTCCACTTCGCCGGATTGCTCGTAGCCGCGCAGACTTCCCCCCGTATAGGCGCTGACGGTCTCGGTGCGCGCGATGGTCTCGGCGCTGCTGTTGATGCGGTCGCCCATCACGGTCTTGACGCGCTGCGCCAGCAGGTCCGTCCCCTCTCCGGCCTCCAGCCCTTCCGTCAGCGCGGCCTTCAGAGCGCGCCACGTGGTGTCATTGACCTCGACGGCGAACCGCTGCGCCTGCGACTCCAGGAAGCGCACAACCGCCGGGTCCGCGACGTCGAACGCCACCCCTACTAGCGTCACCTGGTCCATCGCGTCCTGCCCGGCGTCCTGCACGATGTCGCGCGCCACGGGCCGGTACGCCTCACGGAAGCGACGACGCCAGCGCTGGAGGTTGAAAATCTGCGCCAATAGCTCTTCCGGCTCGGCAGCGTCCCGGCGGGCGCGCTCCAGTTTTGCCAGCTCGGTCAGCAGGCTCTGCTGCTGCGAGCGAAAGAGTTGGGTCGCCATGCGCTTGACACGCGCCTCGTGCGGCTCCGTGCGCGCCACAAACCGGCTCCAGAGCCGCTCGTGCTCGTCGGAGCCATACTCCATGCGGACCGCCCGCACGGCGCGTTCTTTATCCTGCTCCGGTTCGGCATCTTCGTTCCCGGCGTCAGCCGGGTTGGCGTCGGCTGCCAGCGCATCCGGCGGCTCGGGCGGCTCCGCGTCCCTGATCGGCGTCAGCGCCACGCTGCCCCACCAAACGTCACCCCACCCCACCGGGTCGAGTTTGTACCGCTTCCGCCACTCGTTGACCGTGATGGCGCCCTTCTCAATCTGCCCCTGAGCAATCGTCCACCTGGCCTGCTCATCGTCCTGCAGACACTCGACGCCACTGTGATCGAAGCTCGCGACATCGGCGCGGTCTCCGGGCCGCTGGAACATCGGCAACAACTGCTCGGTGATCTCGTCGGCGAGGAACGCGGCCTCGGGAATCACCGTCTCGGTCCACATGGCCTTGACCGCCGCGTCGTAGTTGGCGTAGGTGCGCTGCCCCCCCACCAGATCGAGCGGCACGCCGTAGGGGCGGCAAACATCCTCCAGCGTGAGTTTGTGCAACTCCACAAACTCGGCGTCCTTCGGCGACATCGTCATTGGGGTGAACTTGGCGTCGTTGACCAGCACGAGCCAGCGGTGCGCGTTGGCGGCGCCCCGGGCGCGGTCCCGCAACTGATCCCTGATCTCGCGCGCAGCGTCCTGGCTCATCGGCACGCCGGCGGCGGGGGTGACCAGCCCGCCGATGCTGATCCCTTGCCGGAAGAGCGAGAAGTTCTGCTTCATCGCCGCGGATTGCGTGTCAGCGGCCAGCCGCGCCGCCACCAGCGGCGAGAGGCCACTGTATTCGTCCAGCGGATTGGCGTAGCGGAACCAGATCGTTTCCTCTGGAGCGAAGCGGATCGGCTCGGCTCCATCTTTGGGCGTGTACTCAAAGCGGGCCACGTAATCCGTCGCGTGCGGGACCACCCGCACACGATCCGGCCTTGCCCAGTACATCTCGACCGGGACGCCGCCCCGGCGCTCCAGAAACCAGAACGCCGACCCCCACAGACACAGGCTCATCTCGGTCATCTCGATCAGCCGTCGCCACGTCCAGTACGGATTGACCTTGCGGGTCAGTTCGTACAACGCGCCTGCGGTGACCGGATCAGCCTCGCCGCTGGCGTTGATCCTTGCCAGTACGAGCGGCAGGGATGACAGATAGGTTGCCCGGCGTCTCACGACCGTGTAGACGGCGTTTGACGTGGCGATGTAGGAGCCATATTCGGCGGGGCTCCACTGCTCCGGGTCCACGCCGAACGCACGGGTGCTGCCGTCAACCGCCACGGCGCCGGGGCTGAAGCTGCGCACGACGGCAGGGTCCGGGCCGTAGAGAAAGTCGCGAATCATGTCCCGCACGAGACTCATGCCATGCCCCCACTACTCCCGAAGCTGACGCCGCGCAGCCTGTCCACACACCCGGGAGCATGTCTTCGCGCGCGCATAGCGATTCTTGGTGAATTCGTGACCGCACACAGGACATATGACCATGATGTTGTCTGCGCCGCTCTTGCGTCGCCAATCCGACTTGCACGCATTGGAGCAAAATCGCTCTGTGCCAGCCCTGCCCAGCGTCGAATAGGGCTTGCCGCAATGCTCACAGCCGCGATCAATCGGGGCTCTGTCATGCCACGATTTCGCTCCGTGCTCTCTGTGCCAGGCAATGCCTTCGTCCGAGCCGTGCCATGCCGAGGCAAGAGGGCGGATGCGGTCGAGGTGTGCCCGCTTTGCAGCGCTGCATTCACCGCGATGCTCGAAGCCATGATCTGCCCGAGAAAGCAACTCAAAGTTCGCAGGCTCGTTGTGGCCCGGATCGCGGTCCTTGTGGTGGACATCAAACCCATCAGGAATGGGACCAAAAACATCCTGCCACATGACGCGATGGAGCAACTTCCCCTGCCGCTTGAAATACTGGCGATCTGAGAATTGCTTCGCGTCCGGATACCGGTAATAGCGCACGCCGTTGTATTCCACGGTTTCTCGACGCATAGCAGGCTCCTAATGTGGCAAAAGCGGGGCCTGCTCAGTATATCAAAGTATCGCGCCGCGTCCATATTCAAGCGACCCATGAGCCGTCGAGGCCGCCTGCCAGAAAAGACAAAATATACCTAGCACTGTCCATTCTATGGTACTGCTCTTTGTCCTCAATCTTCTCGGTCGGCTCCCCGGCATCGTCCAGCACGCGTGTGTAGTCCAGCACTTCGTCGATAAACGCCTTCATGCTGTCGAGCACAACAAATCTCCGGGACTTGATCAGCCCATAGACGCGATCAATCCCGACCTCGATCTCGGTGATGACCGGCGGATAAACGCCCAGTCCGGCCGCCGCGAACTCTGCGCGCCACTGGCCCTCGGACCTGGAACCGCCAACGGCGGTCGGGGTCGCTGGCTCCCCCTAAAGCAGGTCGCGCGTGTGGCCGTCAGCGGTCTTGCCCCCCGCGTGGTAGTCCCGGTAGCCAATCAGGCGACCAGACGGTTCTCCGTCATCCCGCAATTCCCGAGCCACGAATAGCCCCGCCGTGTTGACGCCGCCAAAGTCCAGGCCAAGAAAACGCGGCCAATGCTCCGGAATCGCCATGTGCGGGATCACGTTCTCCGCGCTCCAGCAGTCGTAGATCATGCCTGCCGGGCGCTCGAAGATGCCCCGGTAGAACATGTTGAACTTCCACGGCGGCAGGGCGGCCTTTGCACGGTTCCACTCGGATCGAGAGAACTGAGGGTTGGCGATGCTGGGGAAATTGATCACCTTGACGCCCAGCCGGTCCGCATTGGTCACCAGCTCGGATAGCCATCCCAGCAGGTACGGCGTGGTCGTCATCAGCACCGGCCCCTGCTCGATCGACAGGCGGCGCATGATGGCCTCATACGATTCGCGCTTGAACTTGCGCTGTCCGGGCTCGTCGAGCCACGCGGCTCTTGCGGTCATCGACTCCAGAGAGTCGGGGTCTTCGCCATAGCCGAAGAAGACCTGGACCGGAAGATGTGGGCCGGGTCCGAACATGCGCTGCATTGCCGCCTCGCTGAACACAAACTTGCGGACCGGCGATGTTTTGAACTCGCCCAGTTTCATCGTGTCGCGAAAGAGCCGCAGCAACTCGGGGAGGACTTTCTTCTCCATCAACGCGAATGTCGGCGCCGCAACGATATAGTCGCCGGGACCATGCTCCTTGATCTGCCGCAGGAGCCAGGGGGGGCCGACCGCCGTCTTCCCGCCTTGCGTCCCGGCCAACACCAGCGTAGTGCGCGCCGTGGACCAGTACGCCTCACGCTGCCCCTGGTGGAACGATTGGTAGGCCAGACGGGGCAAGCCATCCCGCATCGTCACCTGGGCGGTGTCAGGCAGGTAGTAGGGCGCAACAACACTCACGGGGATTCCAGGTCCGGTGGATCGTCGCGGTTTGGCAGCGGCACGTCAATCCCGGCGAAGTCCAGCGAGAGGTTGCCGGATGTGTTCAGGTCAACGTGCTGGCGGTCTCCGTAGCGCTCTCGCCGCCAACTTTTCAGCATGAAAATGGCAGCGGTCGTGTTGTGGCCTTCAATGGCGTCCTTGAAGAGTGCATCTTCCACGGCATCAATGCCCTTTTCTCGGGCAGCCTGTACATCCGCGGCAAAATCAGGATCATCCTTTACCCAGTCGTAGAACGATTGACGCCCTATGCGAGCCGAACGGCATGCCCGGGTCTTCGATGGGTGGAGTTCCAGCGCATCGAGAACCTGCTTCCGCTTTTCGGGTGTACGAATCGTCTCGCCGCGCAATCGAATCCCCAGAAACGACAAAGCGCCGGACGCGGGGACACCCCCGTTGCCGGCGCTCCATTCAGCGCAACCAGTTGTTGCCCCCTATGTTAGCAGAGACAGGCAACACCATTGAACGCTCACCACTCCGGATAGTAGTCATCGTCGTCATCGTCTATGACGGCCGGAGTAGACACCTCTCCGGCGGCGATCAGCAGCAGGTCGCGCTCTACCGCTTCCAGGCGTCGCCTCGCCAGGGCATCCACCTCCCTCACCACCCTTCGGGATAGCCGGTCCGCCAGGCGCTCCAGATGCTTGCCCGTATCGA